TCCTTTAAATATGCGTTTTTATATGCTGTAGATGTTCTGTCTGTAATACCCTCTTTAGATGCAGACGCACTTCCTTCTATCTCTCCTTCACTAATAAGATCAAGAAAAGTTGCAAACTGTTTACTGTGTAAAGTATCAGGTGTTCTTGTCGGTTGTGGAGGAGGTGGAGGACTACCACCACCACCAGAACCACGAATAATTTTACGTTTGTCTGTCATACTTGCACCTGTTCAGTATCTATACCACCACTTATAACAACAGAGCCAGTAACAATCTCGCCATAGACAATAGGTACAGGAGTTCCAGCCCTAGATGTTTGTTGTGTACCACTAAAACTAAATGATAGTCTTGGATCTTGCTCTGAACTAAACTCTGGTAATTTTGGTACAGGAAACAACATGCCACTTACACCAGAAAGAACCAATGCAGCACCAATACCAAAAGCAGCTTTAGCACCAGTACCAGCAGCAGCAAAACCAAAGAAACCTTTTCCACCAAGAGTCAATGGGTTTGTAAATAAACCACCAACACCAAAACTCATTGCAATTAAAGCACCACCTAATAAAATTTTTCCTAAATTACCACCAGCACCAGATATTACAGGAACAAATTTAATATCAGATTGACCTATAGGAAAGTGTAATTCATCAATTCCAACATCATCTTTATCACATAACACTTGATAATATTTATTTGACATATAACTTTCTAATTGCGGAAAGTTGTTAATTAAAAAACTTACAGCCTGTGCTGTTGTATTTACTGCAACTTCAAATTCTTTATGGCCTGTTACTTTTACAAGATCGCCATACAGTTTTACTTTACGAAGCATAACGATACCTTTTACCAGTACATTTTAATAACCATCTGTTGTATGGTTCCTTACAGCTTATTCTATCTGCTAAATGATGTAAAACATCGCCATCTAAAAAAATTGCCACATGGTTTAGTGTTGGACTTAAAATACTCATTAAAAGAACATCGCCATTTATTAATTTTTCATCAGTTCGTAATTCTCTAAAACCAGTGCGCCAAGCACAACTTTCAAATAACGGTTTTTCTAAAAACTGTTGTGGTGTTGTTGGTCTATCCCAATCACGCAAGATAATATTTTTTTCTTCTTTATACCAATCTCTTACTAAAGACCAGCAGTCAGTAACACCCCAAACCCAAGGCCTACCAAGCAATGTTGGCTTATAACCACTTGGCTCATAGTATCCCCATTGTTCTGTTTTTGGATTTACTATATGCCAAGGTAAGTCTGAATTTTCGCAACTTATTTTATCTGCTTGGCTTGCAATAGGTGGTGTTACAGGGTGGCTATGGATTACAGCTAAAATATTTCCAGTTTCTTCTGCTTTTACAAAATCATCTGGGTCAATTATAAAACATTGTTGTGAATAAGTTGATAAATTTTTACAGGGAAAATATTTTTCTTTTCCTTTTATTTCTAATAATAAACCACAAGACTCTTTTGGGTCTTGCTCTTTTGCATGAACTAAAGCATCTTGCTTCCAACTCATATTTTTATTCGACCAATACTAGGAAATTCTTTTCTTGTACATTGTCTTTTTGGCGCACGAACACCAGCAAGATCAATAGGTGCAGCTAGTTCAAAAGCAACAACCTCTCTTGTTTCTTGTGACTTTCTATCTATAGTATATATTTCTTGTGGAAATTCAGCATTTGGGTCTGGTGTGCCATAGGGATTTACTCCACCAGCAAAATTAACTGCATCAATAAATTTTGCTAAGGTTCTTATTCTTGTTACTGTTGCACCTGTCAAATCATTACCAGTTGTTGTTTGATTAACAGTAAGAAGTATTGATGTAATAGTCCCAAGAACATTGCTGACAGTTAAAGTTGGTCTTGGAAGTTGACCCTTTTGATATGCAAAGCCTTCTACTTGTACTGGAAATCTTTGATAAGTATTACCAGCCCAAACAATTTCGCCATTAGAATTTAAACTTGAACCAGCATGAAATCTATATGTTGATGCAGATCCATGTAAAGCAGCAGTAGTTGTCAAAGTAAATAATTCAATAATTGAAGAAGGATTTATTGATTGAATATCACTTATAACACTACTACTCATGGTTCAAACACCTCTCTAAATGTACAACTCAAAATAGCCCTATTGTTATAGGGAATAGTTTTTGTCCAGTTCTCGCAAACATACTGTTTTGCACCAGATACAGTAACAGTTACATTTCCACTATTAGTTGCGCTTGCAGCAGCAGTTACAGTAAAAGTATCTACAGAAGCAGATGAAGCTACAACAAAAGTACCATCTGTTGCGGAACCAGAGGTGTAGTCAAGGGTTACAGTTTCGCCAATGGCTATACCATGTTTGGTTACAGTAATTGTAACTGTGGTACCTGATTGGCTGTAAGTCCCTGTTTTTGATGTTCCTTCGCCAGTTGGTGTAAAAGTAAAGCTTGCTTGGTCATTTGCTCTACTATCTAAAAATGCCTCAATCACATCTGCATCTTCTTCCGATTCATTAAATTGTACAGAGAATGTTTTTGGGTTTTGATGACTAGCCAAACCAAACAAAACTCTGTGTTCGTAACCATCTGCAAATCGTACAAGCCTTTTTACTGGTGCTGATTTTTTACTAAAGCCAACATAGGTAGGTGTAAATGATGGAAATGTAGCCATTATGCAAGTAAACCTCCGGGTCTTTTTTCTTGAATTAGTTGGGCTTGTATAGCAGTAGAAAGAACAAGGCCAAGCTCTCTGCTTTGTTGTTCGTTGCCTTCTACATTAGAACCTGATGCATCTACATTAACAACAATATTATTTGTAATGCCACCACCTATACGATCATTTGGAATTATTGTTCCAGCAGAAGTTGGTACAAATAATTCTGGTCCTTTTTCTCCTACGATTGATGGTCTGCCAACAGGTGGTCTGCCACCATTAGCAAATGTAGGTAAAGAAGCAAAGGGTCCACCTAAAGTAGATAATGCTGTATTTATGCCAAGTCTTAAAAATTGCCTTGCAATATCATTTAACAAAGCTCTAGCAGATTCAGCTAATGATTTCGTATGTAGTATTGCATCAACCAAAGCATCAGAAACACCTGTTGCAATACTATCTCCAATTTTTTTAAATATTTCTGCTTGTTTTTCCGCAGCTTCATTTATTTCTTTTACTTTTTGTTTTTTCTTTTCTAATGCTGCATTATCTTTTAAAAGTCTAACTAATCTATCAGCATCATCTTTTTTGAATTTTTCTCTTATCGCCTCTTCTTCTTTTTGTAAATCAAATTGTTTTTTTGCTTCTTCGCCAACTACTCCTTCTCTTTCTACTGCAGTTTTTAACTCTTCATTTTGTTTTTGAAGGTCGCCTAATTGTTGTTTAAATTCTCTTGATAAATCTCTTGCTTCTGCATTTGGCACACCCTCTTTTAATTCTCTTATTTTTTTATTTACTTCTGCCAAGTCTTTTTTAATGTCTTGTGCGCTTCTTGTAAATATGTCAAGGCCTGCAAAGCCAGCAATCGTCATTAAAAGTCTGTTTGTACCTTCTAATTGTTTGTTTAAAATTTCTTGTTCTTTTTCAAGGTCTGCAATTTCTGCGTTTAATTGTTTTGCTGTACCTTGTTCTAAAAGCTCATTAAATGTTCGTTGTTCATTATTAGCTTCAATTAATCTTGATATAAAAGTACCAAGACCAATAATTATTAAACCAATTCCAGTTTTTGCCAAGGCCACTTTAAACGCTTTTGCAGCAGCAGTAGCAGAAACAAAGCCGGCTGTAGTTGCTGCAAGTGTGGCATTCATTCCTATAAGTTGCCCTGTTGCTATTAATGCTGAAGTTTTTATTGCAATAAAGTTAGTTGTAAGAATTGGCAAGACAACAGCTAAACCTTTTGCAGCTAAAGCAATACCAGCAATAATTGCTGTAGCTTGTCCACCTGATGAATTTAAAAAATTTAATAGTGCTGTTAAACCTTTTACTGCTGGATCTAAAACAGGCAGAAGTGCTTTACCAATACTTTCACTCAAGTCATCAAATTCTTCCATTAACAAATCAAGACTACCAGCAAAACCTTTTGAAGCGGCAAGTGCAGCTTCATTATAT